ACCATACCAAGCCATTTTATTCCAGCCAAATCTACTACTCGCTTGCGCACTGCGAAAGAGAGGCTGTCGGCGTTGCGATGAACATGAATCTGATGAACAAAAATGATTACGGCTATAAGTGCATAAAAGCCACTTACACCCAAAAGAAACTTCCGTAAAAAGGACGCCTCTCCCGCAACCACCAAAGGACAGCAAAGATGACATATAGCTACGCAACAATGCAATACATTCTCATGATGTGGTGGTCGGTGTCTGGGCCTATCATTCCGTCTGGTTTGAATACCATGGCTCCCTCAACATCAGTCGCCTTTCACACTCAAGAATTTAATTCAAGCGAGTCGTGTGAACATGCGCTGGCAATTGTGAGGAAGCAACTTGTCGATTCATCTAAAAGCTCGGGGGGCGTATGTCTACTGAAATGACTAACGAAGAGGCAGCCCTGACGGTCGCGGAGATTAGACGCTTCGCTGAAATTAACGCAGGGATAAGTCGGTCACGAGAAATCTGCGACATGGCCCTGCGCTACCGCGAGATGTGGGATGCGGCGCCGGTGGCGGTGGTTGCTGCGGGCAACGATCAGATTCCTTACACGCACATCTATAGATTGAACGGGCTTGACTCAGTGCCAATCGGAACGGAACTAATCCCGCACCCGAAAGGACGGTCATGATCGACGTTGAGAAGGTTTTAAAGAAACACGCGGCAACTTATGGCGATAAAAGCTATATTCCGGCCTTGTGGGTTGTGGATGCAGCAAAAGAAATCGCCGCAGCGGTGCGCGAGGAGTGCGCGAAGGCGTGCGAAAAAATTACGTTCAATCAACGTAAAAGAAAAATGCACGAAGGTTTTCTTGCCGCTTGCGATGCAGCAGAGTCGTCCGGCCACAAACTTGCTACATTGCGATGCGCTGCCGCCATCCGCGCCTTGGAGATTGGGAAATGAGCGCCCCACCATCCCGCGAGGCAACCAAGCAACGGCGTGTCGTGTGCGCAGCAATTCGCGCTAACGATGGCACGGTGCTTTTGGGCATCAGGCATTACAGCGATGACATGCATAAACAGATTTCAGCACGTCGTCATACTGATGGAGCGACGTTTAAAAATCGACTTGATGAAGATCGGGGTTTTGTCGATCAGCGCGGCATCTTCATGTCACGCGAGGAAGCGTATCAAGTTGCCAAAGCTGCAGGTCAGATCGTGTATCCAGAAGCGTGCGGCAAAGGATTGGATGGGCCGAAATTATACAGCGAAGGACTCTACTGATGGATACGCCCTCAAGAGAAGCAACCTACGCCGAGCGCGCAACGTGGGGAACTTGCCCGGTGTGCGGGGCACCTCCTGGAATATCGTGTATAGGAGACGGTGAATACGCAGTTCCTTGGTTGCCGCCTGAAGTTCCAACTCCAAGGTCAGGGCATCTCGTCAGGTATAACGCCGCCCCTCTGCGCGTGCGACTCATGGCGGCGGAGGAATAAGATGAAAGATTGGTTAATCGCCGCCGGAATATTAAGCCTCCCGCTCAGCATAATAATCGGATTCATCTCTATCGGCGTTGCGCTAGAACGACAGGAAAAAGTGCTAATAAAACCACTTCCCATCACCATACTATTCCCTGCAAAGGACGCCGCCGAGGTCGAATGGCAAGGTTGCATCATCAACCTCAACACAAAGAAGCGTACTTCCTACATCTACTGTCCGGAGAAAGAGTGATCACCTGGTTCCTCGGCGGCCGTACTTATGAAAGTCCTTTCGTCGCCTCCTTCAGCATCAACATGGCGATCACTTGTCCTTATTGTGGGGATGTATGGGCCAGGGTTTATCATCACAGCCGCCAATGGTGCGGCTGGACAATGCCGTGTGAGAAGTGTCCCTACTGGCTTCTCCCGGAGTATCCCCCAGGGAGTCTCTGGGAAGTCCTCCGGTGGGAGGATGTAGGGAAAATGCCGAAAGAGTTATTGAAAAGAGAGTTAGAATTGCACCTTAACTGGAATGAGAAAGGAAGACCCGCATGATTAATCAAGTAATGATACCGAGAGAGGAATATGAAAAGCTTCTGGCTGACTCTAAATTTTTAGAGAAACTCCGAGCTGCCGGTGTAGATAATTGGGAAGGTTACAAAATCGCGCGGGAGAGTGAGGATGAGTGAACAAGATACCCGCACTCTCGTCGGCCCGAAGGTCGTTCTAATGGGGCCTTCCGGCACAGGGAAAACCTACTCCCTCGGCACCTTAGCGGATTGGGCGGAAGCGAATAAATTTGAACTCGCCATTCTCTTCACTGAGAATTCCACCGAGTCCTTCCTCGGTTATTTCCGCGATAAGGGGCGTGAACCGCCGCCGTGTATCTACTGGCACCAGCAACTCACGCGGCCCCTCGGCCTCAAGTCCCTCGTTGCAATGGCGGATATGGTGGGGAAACTTGATTATGAGGCCATCACGAAATCGAAGGATTTCAATCGCTCCGGGGAGAACAACGCGTTCTGGAAGATCCTGGGAACCTGTTCCAAATTCATTGACGACAGGACGGGGAAAGATCTCGGGGCCGCCGACGAGTTCCCTCCCACCCGCATCTTCGCCATCGACTCTCTCAGCGAACTCTCCAACGCCGCCATGAAGATGGTTATCGGTTCCAAGCCCACGGCGGCTCCCCCTGACTATGGTATGGCGCAAAATAATCTGATGAACTTTCTCCGCCTCTGCACGCAGGGAATGGGGTGCCCCTTCGTGATGACTGCCCATGTGGATAGAGAGACAGACCCGATCACCCAGGCTACGAAGATCATGATCAAAGCGGTAGGGAAGGCGCTGGCAGGAGATATTCCACAGCTGTTCTCCGACACGATCTACACGGTTAGGGAAGGGGATAAGTTCTACTGGGACACGGCGGCGTTTGGAGTGGATACGAAGACCCGCTCCCTGGGGTATCGGTCAAAGATTGAACCTAATTTTGCACAGATCTTCGATGTGTGGGTTAAACGCTCAGGAGGGAAGAAATGAGCCGCCGCCAGCGCACCATCCTCACTTTCTCCGTCCGCATACCTATCCCAGCAGGCTACACGCAGAAGCGCGTGATGGAGGAACTTGACAAGTATATCCACGCAGTCCCGAATTCCTCCTACGCGAAGTCGGAGATTATTGTGAAACTGGAAGGAAGGGAGACGACTTATTTATGACAACAGGTTTTGGACTTGCACATTTAAAAAAAGAAGGAGCCCCTGCACACCCGGAAGATATCTACACACACTGCGGTTGTGAAAAATGCGAACTCCGCTGGCAGCAGCAATTAAAAGCATATAACGATTACTGGAAAAATACAGAGCAACAAAACGCCCCCGGCGCAGAGCGTTAATCTGCCCGACAACTGAAGGAGTAATAACATGAGTGAAGCAATAAGTGGTTTTGATCCACAGAAGTTCCTTGATGCACAGCAGACCGAAGTTAATGAGAAGCGTCCGCTGATCCCGGCGGAGAATCCTGACGATCCGGAGGGACACTACCTGGCGGTGATTGGAGAGATTAAGACGGACACCGGGATAATCGGGAAAGGAGATCGAGCGGGCCAGCCCTGGGTCAGTATGGTCATCCCGCTGAAGCTGCAATTCCCTTCTGTCGTCCAGGCACTGGGCTTGCCGGCGGAATTCCAACTCACCGACCGAGTCTTTCTCGATCTTACTCCCCAGGGTGGAATGGATAATTCCAAGGGGAAGAATCGCGGGCAGAAGAACTACCGCGATGCAACTAGGATGAATAATCCCGGCGAACCGTTTGCCTGGCGGATGTTGCAAGGCCGCCCGGTGAAAGTGAAGCTGGCGCATGAAATGTATGAAGGGAATATAGTAGAGAAAGTCGTACTGGTGCTGCCAGCGTAGTTCCTCGGGCCGCCGGCTTATATTGTGTTAGTCGGCGGCCTCTTTTTCTCCCTTCCTTTGGAGTAAGCAAGTGAAAACAATCCCTATTTCTGAAATAATAATCTCCCCCGACCGGCAGCGTCGCACCTTCCCTGCCGACTCCATGCAGGAATTTGCAGATGGAATCTCGAAGCGGGGGCTGCTGCATCCAATTATCCTTCGCTACACGCCGGAAGACAAATTAGCATTGGTTGCCGGCGAGCGTCGTCTTCGTGCGGTTAGAGATCTAGCAGAACTCGGCCAGTCCATATCTCATGACGGTCGGGAGATTTTTCTCGGCCACATCCCTTACACCCTATTCACAGACCTATCGCCGCTGGCGGCAGAGGAGGCAGAACTTGAAGAAAACACGCACCGACAAGATCTTACTTGGCAAGAACGAGCTGCCGCTGTATCTCGTCTTAACGCCCTTAGAGCTGCTCAAGCTACAATGCGGGGAGAGCCTCCGCCTACGGTTGCCGCGCTCGCGGAAGAAACGAAAGGAAGCTCCGAAGGAATCCACCAAGAAAACACGCGGAGAGAGCTCATTGTTGCTAAACATCTCAATAAGCCAGAAGTTGCCGCCGCCAAGACGGTCGATGAGGCCTTTAAGGTCCTCCGTCGAATTGAGTCCGCAGAACGCTCCGCTGAGCTCGGACTTCGGGTGGGACGAACTTTCTCCTCTGCAGTCCACACCCTTAGGAATACTGATGCCCTGGCCTGGCTCGCCGAAGCGCCGGCGGAAAGCTTCGACGTGATACTTACTGATCCCCCCTATGGGATGGGAGCAGATGAGTTTGGAGACTCAGGAGGGGCGGGAGGGGCAGTTGGGGGACATGGCTATGAAGACACTACAATTAACTTTGTTAATATACTTGCAATTTGTCAAGCGCATCTTTATAGAATCGCAAAACCACAAGCGCATCTTTACTGGTTCTGTGATATAGATAATTTTAGAGCTGTTCGTTCCGCATTTCTTTCTTCAGGTTGGGACGTGTTCCGCACTCCCCTGATCTGGTACAAAAAGGGCGGGATGCGTGCTCCCTGGCCACACTCCGGTCCCCAGCGGAAATGGGAATGTCTCCTCTACGCGAAGAAAGGGGATCGCCCCACCCTCAAGCTCGGCGGCGACGTGCTCGACTTCCCGCCGGATAGTAACCTCGGCCATTCCGCACAAAAACCTGTTGCGCTGTTTCAGGAGTTGCTTAGCAGAAGTGTCCGCCCCGGAGATACAGTACTCGATCCTTTCTGCGGCACAGGTCCAATATTCCCGGCAGCTCATGCGCTGAAGTGTGCGGCAACGGGGATTGAGATGGACACTGCTAGTTATGGGATCGCGGTGAAAAGGGTCGAGGGGCTGGATAAACAACAGGAGTTGCCTGAATGAAGGTTCAGGCCGACGGTCCCATCCCTTCCCGAATCATGCTCGTCACAGAATTCCCCGAGGAAGATGACGTAGACAAGGGACATTTCTTCTCCGGCTTCCGGGGAGCGGAACTCAACCGGATGCTTCACGAGGCAGGCATCATGCGCAGCGAGTGCTACACCACCGCTGTCTGCAAGGTGCGGCCGCCGGGAGGCCAGCTCTCCTCCTTCCTCGCCCTTGCGAAGAAAGACGTAGGGCCAGCACACTCCCTCCTCCGCGATAAGTGGGTGACGAAGGAAATACAGGAAGGATATCAAGAACTCCTGCTCGAGATCGAGATGGTCCAGCCGAATCTCATTGTCACCTTCGGTAATCTAGCTATGTGGGCATTGACAGGAGAATGGGGAGTATTGAAGTGGAGAGGGTCACAATTAATATTTCACGGGGATCCTGCTAGTTACGAAGCGGGCCGCAAGATAATCCCCACCTTAACTCCCTCCGCCGTCATTAAGGAGTGGAATCTCCGCGCTATTGTTCTAAACGATCTCCGCCGGGTGAAACGGCACATGGTCTCACGGCGCTACGATAACAGGCCTGATTGGAAGTTTCAAGTCCGTCCGACTCACCTTGAAACAGTTAGCATCTTAAATTCCCTTCGGATCGACTGCGACGCCGGAGAGACCTGGCTAGACTTCGACATTGAGACTCGCGGCCGCGGGCATGTCTACATCGACTGCATCGGCATCGGCTGGAGTCGCACGGAAGCAATTTGTATCCCCTTCATGAGCCGCCAGAACAAGGAAGGTTACTGGTCGGCGGAGGAAGAGGCGCAAATCGTCTTCATGCTTTACCGCCTCCTCACCCACAAGAACGTCCGGGTGCGTTGGCACAACGGCCTGTTCGACTCCCAGATTGTCCACCATAACTGGCACTTCATCCCCCGGCACGGCCAGGACACGATGATCAGCCAACACTCCCTGTGGGCGGCGCAGCCGAAGGCCCTGGGATTCGTCGCCAGCATGTACGCTGACTGGTATGTCTACTGGAAGGATGAAGGGAAGGTGGCGAGTGACGCGCCGGAGGAACAGCGCTGGAGATACAACCTCCAAGATTGCGTCTACACGCGGGAGATCGGAGAGGTTCTCCGCCAAGCCATCGACGTGATGGGACTTACTGAAGTCGAAACAATGCAGCAGTCCCTCTTCCACCCTGTCCTCCGCGCCATGCTCCGCGGAGTCCGGGTAGACCTAGGTCGCCGGGCGGAGATGGCCGCCGACATACAGGAGGAACTATCCCATCGCGAGGCCTTCCTCTTCCGTGTCCTCGGCCACTCCATCAATCCCGCCTCCCCGAAGCAGATGCAGACGCTCTTCTACGCCGACCTTAAGCAACAGCCTGTGCTGAAGCGAGTGGTCGCCGGCGGCTTCGTAAAGACAGTCCCCTCCTGTGATGATGAAGCCCTCACCAAAATCGCGGCGCGGGAGCCTCTCCTCCGCCCGATCTGCCACGCAATTGCAGACATTCGCACCCTCCACAAGTTCCTCAAGGACTTTGTCGGGATGCCCCTTGACACCGATAACAGAATGCGGTGTTCCTTCAACATAGCAGGAGACGCCGGTGGAAAATCAGCCCCCTACTCTTATCGCCTTAGCAGTAGCAAGAATCCTTTCGGTTCAGGAGGAAATCTTCAGACCATACCTTCTGAGAAGTCAAAGTCA